ACTACTGCATTACTTTTCGTATCCCCGATCCCTGAAAGGCTGGTGGGTGCAGTAGGATTTGAACCTACGACCCCTACCGTGTCAATGACGCTATCGGCCTTTTTACGGCTGTTTATTTAGATTCTTAAAACCTTACAACCTGCGTCACTACTGGACTTTACGGGCCAGTCTTACCTTTACTGTTTGCCTAAATTTGTATATATTTTTGCGCGTTGCATTACCTACTGCATTACCAGATGCATTACCATTTTTCCTGGTCAATAGCCCGTCCAGTTTACTGGCGGCGGCCTTCTTTAACTTTACCGACACATGGGCATAGATATTGCCCGTTGTCTTTATGCTGGCATGCCCAAGTAGTTCCTGGACAACCTTTATATCCTCACCCTGCTCCAGGAGTCTTGTGGCATATGTGTGGCGCAAGGCATGAAGGTTTACTTCCTCTGGTATCCCGGCTTTCTTTTTAACGGCGTAAAAGGCCCGTGTGAAGTTCCTGGGGACTATGGGCTTACCGTGCTTTGTGCAGAATATGAGGTCAGTTGTCTTATCGTATTTATCACCGGCCTTAATCTCTATGGCGGCATGGTAGGCCTTATATTTTTTCATGGCTTCAATCAACGGCTTGGGCATCGGAATAGTGCGCTTTGATTTTTCTGTTTTAGGAGAGTCTATATATAGGCCTTTTGATTTCGTTCTTACCAGTGAATGGACAACCTTTATTGTACCGGCCTCAATGTCCACGTCCTGCCAGCGCAGGGCCAACAATTCTCCCTCCCGAAGGCCTGTCCCAAGTAAACACAGAAAAGCGGTCCCCCACCTATCACTCTCCAGCTGGGCCAGGAAACGATCCATCTCATCCGTAGTCAGGGCCCTAACCTCTTTGCCATCCAGTTTAGGCAATTTAGTAGACTTGGCAGGATTCCAGCTAATTATCCTATTTTCAACGGCCTGTTCAAGGCAGGAAAGGATAATTTGGTGGTTGCGCCGGATGGTGGCCGGGGCCTTTTTGGCCTTTCTCATCTTATTATATAGCCGCTGAATATCCCCCGGCTTTACGTCTCTCAGGTATATGTGCCCGAGGGCCGGCATGATGTGAGTCCTTATGTTTATATAGTAGTTTTCCCATGTGGAAAGACGGAGGTCCATTTTTTTATAATCCTCCATCCACCCGGTGATCCACTCACTAAATAAATAATGAGCCTGCAGATCAATCCCTTTGCCGTGCTCCTCCATTATATCCCGCATTTTTTCTTTCACTTCGGGCCTGGTCTTACCGTATACGCTTTTCCTTATGGGGTTCCCGGTGTTCGGATTGGTGCCAATAGTGACCTGGCCGATCCATTTTTTGAAGTGCTTACTGGTAGGGCTCATGCACTGATAGATAGTGCCCTCACCGTTGGCGTTGCGAGGCTTCTTGACTTTTTTCTTTTCGGTCATGGTATCACCTCAATTGGCATTTCTTCTGAATTTTAGATTAGTCTCATACTTTTTTATTTGTATACCAGTTAATTGCCAGTTGTTATTAAGCATGTTTGAAAAATCACACTCTTCCTCACGCCCTACTGACAGGGTTTTATATTCCCAATTGGGAACTGGCGTGGTGTTGGTGCTTTTTGTTTGAGTGTTACCAGTTATAGAGGTGCCTATGATTACTAAGCAGGAAATAAAAATAACAACAATAGAAATGAGAAACACTTTGTCTATAAGTCTAATGTCGCTTCCGCTTTGTTGTTTCACTATATGCCCCCCTTGAAAATCCCTTATCTATACAAAAGAGCCCCGAAATCTCCGGGGCTCTTTATGTCTCTCACCTTACGTCCAGGAGACCGATCAGACGGGAGGGTTTTATTTAAGTCGGCGGTAGCTCCAAACCGACTCAGCGTTATTTTTTACTATTCAGGCAGTTATCCTGCTTCAAGTCAAGGTGCCTCTTTATTATTTCCAGTATTCTTTGATTAGAAAGGGATGCATTCACAAGCAACACTCCGCCATGATAAAAGTACTCCGCTGACATTTCTTTCCTGATACAAACGTACTTTAACATTATGTCCCCCTCCTAGAATGATATTCCGTCATTAGACGGTACTACCATTGTAGGAAAATTGTTACATAATTAAAAGTCAGAATTTTCCTAAATTCAATCGGGACTTATTTCCTTTTTTACTGAGTGTTTTTCCGCTATTTTAAAGTATCTATTCGTAGCTTCGTCCATTGCTTTTCTTGCTTCTTCCAGTTCTTTTAACATCTCACGATCTGTAACTTGGTTAAACTCAGGATTGTCAGTGCGACCAAGAAGATAGTCTGTGGTCGTATCTAGTATGTCAGCTATTTTTTCCAGTATTTCGTATTTGGGCTGCCTTTTGCCAGCCTCGTAAAATGAGATTGTGGACTCACCTAAAAAAAGCCTGTCCGCTAATTCCTTTTGTGTTAGATTTTTATGTTCCCGTCTTTCCCGTAATCGTTTACCAAAAATCACATTGATCACTCCTAAGGGTATTATATCTTAGCAAAATGCAAAGTCTATCTATTTTATTTAAACATGGCAAAAACGAAATTTTTACAATCTGCTAGTTGACATTATGCCAAGTTAGCGTTAATATATACATAGGTTGGCAATACGCCAAGGAGGGAGGCATGATAAATGTACAAATTAAAAGAGGCTAGGGAGGCGGCTGGATTAACGCAGCTGGAAATTGCTAAAAAATTAGGCATATCAGATAGCTTTTATTCTCAAATCGAAAACGGGAAACGGCGTTTGTCGTTAAAGATGGCTCTGGATATAGCCGTTATCCTTAAAAAGACACCGAATGATCTTTTTTTGCCATCTAACGTGGCAGAGTGCCAACCTACCGGCACCGAATCCTAACGAAGGGAAGTGAAACCATGGACGACACCATGACGGCAGACGACTATCTAACAGTTCAAGACCTTAAAAAGTATCTCAAAATAGGCCACAACAAGGTTTATGAACTGGCCCAGCGCAAGGACTTCCCCAAGGTTAAGTTCGGCAATAAGTACATCTTCCCCAGAAAGTCAGTTGACGAGTGGATGGAAAAACAGGCCATCAGGGGGACGTTGCCAAGTAAACTCCGGGCCATGTAGAAAGGAGCCCCACCATGCTAAAACCATTCCCCACTCCCGAAGCGAGGGAGAAAATACACGACTACATATTGCGCTACACTGATGGAACTATTTCACGCCTCCAGATGATGGAGAGTATTAACGCAATGCTTTACAGTTACGGCGTGAAGAAGTTGGCGGTCAGAAATTACACGGTACGGCAGTCAATGCCGGTTGAAACACCGATAGGAACATTCCCGGTAATTATCATTGAGTCCAAGGACAAAGTTCATAGCAGCTGCCCGACCTGTGGCAACGAAGATGAGTGGGGTTATCTGGCGGGGGAGGCCCCGGTAATTAAGGTGATGTGTCACAATTGTGGAGCTTTCTATGAAAGGGCGGTGCCAAATGAAAAGACTAATGCGGGCAGCTGAAGCCTGGATATGGACTGAAACGCTATTCAAGGTGGCCGGACTGGTGGCGCTGGCGGTGGTTATGGCGGCGGCATGGGCAGTGCTGGGTATGGCCGGGAGGATGATTTAGGGGTGGTTGATGATGGACGGATAGATGGGAAGGAGGATGGAGATGAAACTGAATTTTACCTATGACGATGAGGATAGGCCAATTAAGCGAGTATTAATGAGGACTTACTTTGAACATCCAATGACCATGGAAGTATCTAAGGACGGTGTCGTGTGTATAAAAACAATAATTGACAACTTAGAAACCGATACTGCTTTCAGCAAAGAAGACTTCGCCGACTTCACCGCCCTGGTAAACCGGATCAATAGGCAGATAGGGAACAAATCATGACCCTCCCTCCCGGCCCCTGGACAGCGGACGTAATCCAGATGATTGTCAAGGCCCGGGTTGCCGAGATACGGCAAAACCTAAACGAAAGGAGTGAGCGAGTACGGACCGGATCGATAGTGTCTACCAGCCGGACCCCAGCGTCAAGAGGCTGTGGAAGCCGGGAAAGTGCATCCCGCTGACAGCGATAAAGTTTGTGGCCATGGTGGCCCTGCTGGCAGTAGTTGGAGTGCTGCTGGGCTGCGGAATGTCCCAGCTGGATGATTTGACATGGAAAGGGGGGTGGGGGTTTTGAAGCATACGCCGGGGCCGTGGGAAATCAGAAGCGATTTCCATAGTGTAGACGGATTTGTTGTTTATCGCGGCAGAGGTAATGACAATAAAACCATTGCAAGGTTTCCATATGGGAATGTCATTGGGAAACCTGAAGGATGGGAAAAACGAGATAAGCAATATCAGGAGATTAAAGCAAATGTCCACCTTATAGCCGCCGCACCGGAACTGCTGGAGGCGTTGAAACACCTGTATAGGTTGCACTGTGAAGGTGCGTTTGCCCTGGAAGACAAGGATTACATTGCGATAACCAAAGCAGCGGCCGCAATAGCCAAAGCTGAAGGCAAATAGGGGGTGAGAGGGAATGGCCAAGAAGTTTTTACGCTATCAGATGGAACTTGAAGGAACCCATGAAAACGATCTGACGGATGATCTTGTCAAAAAACTTAACGGTGAATACGAAGCGAGAGTGGGCATTTACGCTCATGTTTTCGGTGAAGTCTGCGAAATAAATGCCCACTCTAAGAGAGACACCATTGTACTTTGTGGGTGCATTGTTGCCAGCACCAAAAAAGAGTGTAATCAACTCTATGGCGCCTTGAAGATTGAAGCGAAAAAGGCTTTCGGGAACTGTAAAAAGACATCAGACATATGTCTTGCTTATGGCGACAAATTGTTTTAGGCGGGGCGGGTAAGCCGGAAGCCCCATGGAGAACCTCCGGCCTGGGGATGTATCGGGTGGCACTTATAGAGTAGCACCAAATAATGTCAAATGAAAGGAGGGTTAGGTTGACATGTTGGCACAGTTAGAGACACGCAATTTACTCATACAAGGAATAGTGGACAGTGCAGGTTCGCCCAAGAAGGGAGCTGATGAACTAGGCATATCGGTAAGCATGTTGAGCAGGATAAAAAATATGGAAAGGACGCTGGCAGACGATTTGAAGAAAAAGGCATCAGCCATGAGCTTTAAATCAGCGCTGATGATAATCAAGGAGGTCACTGGATACGACAAGCTATTCTCCTTCTTCACTAAAGACCGGCATCCGCAGAACCTTATCAGGAGGGCCAAAATAGAGGACGTTGATTCCGACAGGGCCTTCGAGCGCATAGCGGACAGACTGACTGACAAGCCAGCAGACGAGGATTTGACAGTCGAGGACATAGCTTATATACAGCAGGAAGCCTGTGAGATTGCCGAGGGCATAGAGGCAAAAATAAACGCCCTGGTGGGGCTTGCGGAACGGTACCCGAGGCTGAAGCTGGAAAAAATGTTCACAGAAAAAGAAAATATCTGCAATAAAAACGGAGGCTAATATGAAAAACCAATACAGAATAAGAGGCGATCATGCTGTTATATATGTCAAGACTCGTTCTGGGAAGCTATTGTTCGTATTGGTAGATGCGCAGGACATTGAAAAACTGTCAGCCATTCCATATAAGTGGTACGCCTGCAAATGTAGTAAGAGCAATAACTATTACATCTACGGTCAAGTCGATGGAAATGTGATAGCCCTTCATAGATACATAACCGATACCTACACCCATGGCATGGGCACACACGTTGACCACAAGAACAACAATACCCTTGATAACAGAAAATGCAATCTAAGGGCTTTAAGTCCTTCGGGAAATCATCAAAATCGCAAGGGAGCATCCAAGAACAGCAAGGCTGGCGTGCGTGGTGTTTATTGGAGCGATGAAAAAATGGGATGGGTTGCATTTGCGAGGTTGAACGGAAAAAGCGTTTGTCAGAGGAAATTTGATTCAAAAAAATATGCAACAATTTATGCTGCTGCAGTGAGGGCAAAATATATGCCCCACTCAAAAGATGCCTTAAATAAAAAAATGCTGCAAAAGCAGCTAAGGGAAATCTTCTAAACCTAATAATACCACAGGCCGCGCGGGCGGTCAAGGAGTGATAACCATGAGCATTTCCTGCGATTGCAGCGCAGAAGGATACGATGGCCCGGATGTTTTTCGCGAAGAACACCCGACCGCCAGAAAGTCTTATAAATGCTGTGAGTGTGGCGGGGAGATAAGGCCTGGGCAAAAATATCATAAGGAAACCGGCTTATGGGAAGGTAGATGGGAAACTCATCGCACTTGTGAGCCATGCTCAAGCATTAGAGATAAGTATTGTCCCCGGGGTTGGATTTACGGGGAATTACAGGAAGCCATATATAACTGCCTTGGCTTTGACTATACCGAAGTGCCGGAACCGGAAGACTGATTAACGTCACCATTGGGGCGGCAGTGGATAATTCTTGCAATAAGGCAAGCCACTCCCGGTAGATACCTGCCCGCCCCATTAATTTTACCTCCTCCCTATAGCCGGAAAAACCGGCAACTTTTTAAAGAAACCATGCCATTTGATAAATCCGTTAAGGAGACAGTCGATGAAACAAATTATTTCAAAAAGCGGTGTACCAATTTTTATTGATGATGACATGTACCAGTGCCTTAGTCAATGGAAGTGGTATGTCATAAAAAGCAAGGGAAAACAATATGCGGTGCGCAGCCATAAGGAAAATGGCAAATGGACATTACTTCTTATGCATCACCAGATTATCGGCAAAAAAGATGGTCTCTACACGGATCATATAGATGGCAATGGTTTAAATAATCAACGTAAAAATCTCAGGCATGTTACACCAAGACAGAATCAGCAGAATAGAAAAGGAAAAAAGGGGTCTAAATACCCTGGTGTTAAATGGAACCTTGGAACAAAAAAGTGGGAGTCCTCAATACGGATTAATGATACAAGAAAATATCTAGGGGCATTTACAGATGAATACGAGGCCTTTCTTGCCTACAAAAGCGCAGTCAATATTTATACCGGAGAAGAAGTAATTTAATTAATAGAAAGGACTGAGGTCCATGCGGGATATATGGTTTCGTGGTAAGAGACTTGATAACAAAGATTGGGTTTATGGTTATTATTTTTCCTCTGACGAAATGCCTAAAAGAGGTGAGATAGGTCATTTCATTAAGTGCGGGTTAAATGCAGAGTTTATAGTTGACCCCTCCACAGTCGGCCAATGCACCGGCCTTACCGATAAGAACGGGACTGAGATTTATGAGGGGGACGTTATAAACGTACTGCCAGATATTGATGATTCCTTTAGTTATAGGGTAATAGGAAAACATGTTATTGAGTGGTGGAGCGGGCAGTTTGTTTTTAAGGCCAATTCAACACGGGAAGACGATTACATCAACTTTGGATGGTGGGTAAGGTCGAATGGAAATAGGCCTCAGTTAAAGCAGGTTGAGATAATCGGTACAATCCACGACAACCCCAACCTCCTCGAAAGCGAGGGATAACCATGTACGACATATATCAATTCGCCAGACTCGCCGGCTACTCCAAGGAAACCATAGCGGCGGCGAAAGGCCACTGCACTCAGAACGGCGGCGACAACGACTGCGAAAAGGGGCTGCCGGATGCCTGTTGCTACGAGGTCTGCCCGGAAAAGCAGTGCGGGGCAAGCTGCATGAAGTCAAAGGACCGGGAAGGAAAGAACTGCCCGGATTATAGGGAGGTGTCAACAAATGCCGACAATCGAAAAGTTAGCTGAGAACTTCGTCAAGGCGGCGGGGGAGTTGATGGAGGCTGCTGGAGGACTGACCATGTTAGACTTTGCAAAATATTCCGGTGGAGCAAAGGCCCACATGCACGAAGAGCAGTTTAACAATCTATTTGGAGACGAGGGCGTTGAAATAAGGGTCAGCGAAATAGATGGATATCCCATTGAAAAGTCCATCATGGTAGGCGGTATTAAATTCTTCTGTCTCACCAAAGATTGGGACACCTGGGCCAAGCTGAAGGGGTATGTAAAGGAGGCGGTCTGATGCCCTGTGTCTTCAATAAAAGCGGCGGGTGCCTCCTGGGTAAGCCATTTCTTTCTAATGAACTGTCACCCTGCGAAGACGAGGAAGTTTGCGAGGATAGGATTGACAAGGAAGATAATTTTGAGTTGGAGGATGAGAGCGAATGATGGAAAACGAAAACAACGTACCGATGTCAGTGCCAGCAATAGCAGACGACAACATAGTTGCCATAGCAGAGGCGGCAGAGCGCAGGATACAGGCCATAAACAAGATTAAACAGATAGCTTTGAAGGTAACCAACGCAAGCGATTGGACCAACCAGGGAGGTAAGCCATATCTCCAGGTAAGTGGAGGTGAAAAGGTTGGCCGGACATTTGGGGTAAGTTGGCGGATTGACCCGCCAACATGGGAAGTGGACGAGGACGGCCATTACAGTTATACATTCAAGGGGTATTTTTCGCTGGGAATGGCTGAGATTGAAGCCATTGGAACCAGGAGTAGCCGTGACCCATTTTTCTCCACTGGGAAGGGTGGCGTACAGAAACCGCCCTCCGAAATTGACCGTGGGGATGTTAAAAAGGCAGCATATACCAACTGCTTGGGAAACGGTATTAGTCGCCTCCTGGGCCTCAGAAACATGACATGGGATGATCTTGCAACTGCGGGCATAACTCCCGATAAAGTTGCTGGTATCGACTACAAAAAACCGGAGATGTCCGACGAGGCCAAAACCCTGAAAGCCGAAATTCAGCGCATGATCCTTGAAATGGCCAACAACGACCAGGAGGCCGCAAAAGGGGTGCTTGAGAAATTCACAGAGTTTGAGGGCAGGGACGGTAAAATGGTTGCCGGTAAGCGCTCAACCTCCCAAATTTCCGAAAAGCAAGCACCTGTAACCCACAAAAAAGTAAAGGCTGCATATGACCAGTGGAAGGGGGCCGGTGGCAATGGTGGCAATGCCAGCGGAGCAGATTCAGCAGCAAGTTGACGAACTGAGCGCACACATAATCATTAACCAGATCAAAGAGGGTAAGAAAAAATACATAAAGACTTACCCTCAACATGTTTGCCGCGCTTCTGAAGTGGGCCACCCGTGCGAAAGGTATTTAGTCCTCTCAATCACCAACTGGGCCGACAAGAAGCCCCATGGCCCCGAAGTGGAGTTTATTTTCGAGGGCGGCAGAGCCGTTGAGGACTTGGCAATAAAAGACCTTGAGGACGCAGGTTTTAAGGTTTACCGCCCTGAGCCTGACAAAGCCATAATGGAGAGCAAGCCCCGCATAACCGGACATATCGACGTGCGGGTGGACTTCGGCAGCGGCCAAGTATTCACTGGCGAGATTAAGGGTCTCAACGTCTTTGACTGGGAAAAACTTAACTCCCTGCAGGATTTCTTTGATTCAAAAAAGCCGTGGATTCAGAAATACCCCGCGCAATTAATGACCTACCTTTATATTAAGGGCGAAGAACGGGGGTTCTTTTACTTGAAATCGATTCCCCGTTTCCAACCAAAACTAATTTGGGTTAACCTTGATTATGCCTACATGGAACATATCCTACAAAAAACTGAGCGCATTGAAAAGCACGTAGCCAACGGGACAATGGCGGAGCAAATCGACGACCCGGAAGTATGCCAGCATTGCGCCTTTCTCCATATCTGCCTACCGGAAATCAGGCAAAAGGCCCTTGAGATTATCGACGACGACGAACTTCTTGACAAGCTACAGAAGCGCACAGAGCTTGAGGATGGATACCGGGAATACAACCACCTTGACGACGATGTTAAAAGGGCAATACATGGCAAAGAGAAGCTCCTGATAGGGGATTATCTTATAACCGGTAAGTGGATAACGCCAAAGGGTAAAAATCCTTACTGGAAGTCAAAAATAGTGCTTTTGGACCCGGCGAAAATTAATCCAGCAGTATAGACACCCCAAGACACAACCCACAGCAAGCCGGTGCCTAGCCGGAATACAGGAGGTGCGAAATGGAGAGAGATTACCAGAAAGACTTTGAGGTGTGCGAGAAGGCAACGGAAGGGCCGTGGGACATAAGAGGACACTGGGGAAGTGTCCACGGGAAAGTAATATATAGCGGAGTAGGTGAAGAAAACAGAACTATCGTTAATTTCCCTTATGGCAATGTTGTTGGGTTGCCTGAAGGATGGAAAGAAAAAGATAAGGTTTATCAGCAGTTATTGGCTAATGTTGGATTTATCGCTATTGCCCGTACCGCCCTGCCCTGGTACATAAAGCGGTGTATGGAAATGGAAGACCAACTAACCAGGCAAATCAGTAAAACCATAGAGTCCAATAACAAACTCCAGCAGGCGGAGGAGAGGGAGGCGGCGCTGCGGGAGGCGTTGGAAGAAATTGCAGAATCATCAATTTGCAAAGCATCACGAAACATAGCACGACAGGCCCTTTCCTCCCCCTCCCAGCCCTCACGCTACCGGGAAGCATTGGCGGTGGTGGAGGCGGCAAAGAAACATATTGGCTCTGGTGGATACGTGTTGCCGGAATTACTTAACGCCCTCACCGCCTACGACAAGTCCGGAGAGGCCAACGGGGGTGAGAGGTGATGTGTGATTGCATAGAACGAATTAAAGAAAAAATAGACACCCAATACGATAAGAAAATCTATATAAAGCCTGAAGTGAGAGTCGGTTTTTATGTTAGAACATGGGTGCGCCGAAGGAAAAAGCGTTCTTATCCTGTTGAATATGAAGAAGGTTGGTCAAAAAGAGGGCATTTACATTCATACAGATTTAACTTCTGCCCTTTTTGTGGCGGACCATGGGCGATAGATAAGGCGAAGGGGGCCCCCGCAAATGGCAGTTAAAAAGACCTGCCCCCACTGCGGCAAAGAGTCATTCAGCGCGGCTGAGTCAGGGATATGGATTTGCCCCTATTGCGGTGAGGATATTACGGAGGTGAAGATTGATGAGATACCCCACAACTAAGCCGAAGCCGTGAGTAAGTAGTTTGGTAAAACTGTGCAGTAAACCTACACAAAGAAAGGGTGGTTTAAATGCTTGAAAATTTAAAATGTGGCGGTAAGAATAAATTCATCGTTCTGAAAAGGGATGACTGCAACAAGTACCTTGATAAAGAACATGGGAGTATGCTTTCAGAGGTATTGCAGTGTATTGCGGCAGGTAGACTCCAAGATCAAGATAAAACAAGCATAAGTAATGAGTACCTTGTGATTAATACAGATGAGCCATACGCACCGGAAATAATTGAAATTATGAAGCGCAACGGCCACTGGGGTTAGTGCACAACATAAAGATGGAGCCGGTGGTAAAAGTGTTCACTAAGAAAGGGTGAAAACAATGATAAACAAAGAGAGATTTGAGGGAATTGAAATAGTACATGGTTGCGGATACTGGTTTGTATGCGATGACCACGCTTGCCCCTGTAGCCCTGATTCTCCGGTTGGACGAGGGTACAGCGAAGAAGTGTATGCAAGTATGCAAAAACAACAGGAAGATGATAGAAAGCTACTGGACCGCTAATATACAACATAAAGATGTTTTTGAAAGGATTGTTATTATGAAGGTCTTTAAGATGGATGATTATGATTGGGTAGCGGCCAATAGCAAAGAGGAAGCTATTAGTTTTTACACTAATGAAATGGGCATCTCTGAGGATGAGTTGGACATAAAAGAATGCAACTTAAAAAAGGACGGCATGTTTACAGAAATAAACCTTGACGATGCAATTGCCAAATTAACTAAATTGGCCAATGGTGAAAAAGTCGATGACCGCAGATCATTAAGATTTTCATATATAGACTCTCTGTTGGCTATATGGGTGCCATTTGAAGATGAATTAAAAAAGAATAGTAGTGCGGAACCTTTTGTAATCTGTTCCACAGAGTTTTAATGATAAAAATCTAAGGAAGTGAGAGTGTGAGAAATAAAATAGCAAGATACGTTTATAAATGGATAGTTAAGTATTGCAAAAGCCACAATGACGACTGCAAAGGCTGTATTTTTAATGATTGCCGACCAAGGTGTGGCTGCATAGTAAACATACCGAGTGAATGGTATGAGCCAAAGAAAAGATGATGCAAACTTTAAAGATGCGGCTACTGGTAAAAGTGTGCAATAAGGAGGATATGGTTTATGAACGCCGATATAGCAATGAGATTTATGAAAACAGTTCAAAAGTTTTCTCCAAACTGCTTTATTAATGCAAATTTTGAACTTATTGTAGAGCCAAAAAACAATATTTACTTTCGGTTGACAGATGTAGAAACAGATTTGGAATTGAAATGTAAAGTTATTGCATGGCTATCAAGACCAAGTTGTAAAGGGGTTAGTAAGTATTGGCAAAGCAGAATTAGGGGTATCGTAAATGAGTTTTTAGGAACTGATTTCACCGTTGAAGAAATGACTGAAATATACACTTACCTGGGTAATGACTGCAATAGGAATAAGTGCATTAAATTTATTGAAACTAACTATGATTTGTCCTTACTGGAAAGTGCTTAATTCACAACATAAAGAAACCGCGAGGTGATCTCAATGTCAGATAAACCACCCTGCACCTACCCCTGGCGCGACCTGTACCCTGGCTACCCTCCTGAGTGCTATGTGAGGGTGCCGGGGAAGGATGGACGGCCGGATTGTGCGTGGTGTTGGTATGGTGGGCAAGGGTGCAAGGGGAGAGTTAGGAAATAGGGGGCGGTTACAGTGGCAAGGAGAAAATTAGCCTCTATGGTCACCTACAGCCAGGGAAGTCTAAAAGTAGATGGTACGTTAAGCAAATCCAAAGAAACCTGCCCAAAATGCGAAAATAAGTCTGTGGTGGCCATTCACTCCTTGGGGGGGGTAACAAAGTATAACCTATGCCAATATTGCAAGTATATATGGGTAGCTTAGTAGTTAGTTAGGGGGCCCAAGAATGGCAAGGTCAAGGAATATTAAGCCGGGGTTTTTTGAAAATGAACTATTAGCTGAAGTTGATATGGCCGGTAGGCTTTTATTCGCCGGTCTTTGGACTATCGCAGACAGAGAGGGAAGACTTGAGGACAGACCTAAAAGGATCAAAGCAAAATTATTCCCCTATGACAACGTCAATATTGATAAGCTTCTCCAGGTTCTACATGACAAAAATTTTATACTCCGCTATCAGGTCGAAGGAGTACGGTACATTTATATCCATAACTTCCTCAAACATCAGAACCCACATAAGAACGAAGCACCAAGCGATATACCAGAACCATTAATGTACGATACAAGTACGATACAAGAACAGTTAAATAATAATACAAATCCTGCTGATTCCCTTAACTCTGATTCCCTTAAACAGAATAACGATTTTTTAACCGAGTTTGAAAAATGGTGGAAGCGTTACCCGAGAAAATACGGAAAAGCCGATTCTCTTAAAGAGTGGATAAAGCTCCGTAAATCAGGTGTTCCGGTTGAGCAATTAGAAAAGGCACTGGACAACTATCTTGAGGAAATACGCCTTACCAACAAAGAAACAAAATTTATTTTGCACGGCAGAACATTCTTGGGGCCTGGCAAGCGGTGGGAGGACTACTTGCAAGCTGCCGAAGATGAAGCGCCGCCACCAAGGGAGCCCACCGACGATGAGATAGCCATACAAAAACTTTACGAGGAGATGAAGCAGGATGGAGCATTTAACGAGCATGATCCAACCCCAAGATATTGACGCAGAACAACAAATACTTGGGGCTTGTCTTATCGACAAAGAGGCCGCAGAAACAGCCAGAGAAATACTTTCCCCTGCCGACTTTTACATCTCCGGTCACGGTGAGGTTTTTAATGCCATACTGCACACTTTAAATACTGGGAAAACGCCTGACTTGTTGACAATAAAAAACTTTTTACAGGGCCGGGGGAAGCTAGAGCAGGTTGGTGGAGTTGTATTCTTGGCTGGATTAACCGGGAAAGTGGCTTCAGCGTCCTTTGTCGACCAACACGCCAAAATAGTGAGTGCAAAGGCTGTTGCCCGTAAAATGCTGGCGGCCACTGAGAGAGTGAAGGCCAAGGCTTATAACGGGGATTACGATTCACCCACAGAACTACTTGCCTTTGCCGAGGCTGAGCTATCCAGAGTAGAGGTAAGGGAGCAGGGACAGCTTGAGCCAATAAGTAAACTCCTGCCCGGCGTAATGGTTGAATTGGAGGAAAGATATAGAAAAAAGGCCATAACCGGCATACCCACGGGGTACCCATTACTGACCGTATGGCTTGCAGGGTATCAGCCGGGAGACCTGATTCTTTTAGCGGCCAGGCCCAGTATGGGAAAAACGACATGGGCCATTCAGGAAGCCAAGGATATGGCTGTAAAGCATGGCAAAAAGGTGGCTGTGTTCTCCTTGGAAATGTCTAAACGCCAACTGATTGAAAAGTTAATTATCAACGAGGGCAGGGTTTCAGCTCAAAATGTCAGGGTTGGACGGTTAGAGTCTGTAGAGTGGGACAGGATAGGTGAGGCAAACAGCCGGTTAATCAACTCAGGAGTATTTATTGACGACTCGGGCAGAATGACGCCGGCAGATATAGCGCACAGGGCCAGAAGAATGAAAATGAAGCACGGCCTGGACTGTATTATAATCGACTACCTACAACTTCTTAGAGTAGCTAGAAAGGCCGAAAATAAACGCTTGGAGATAGGAGAAATATCCCGAGAATTAAAGGTACTGGCGAAGGAATTAAATGTCCCGGTGATAGCATTGAGTCAGCTTTCCAGGGCGGTAGAAGGTAGGGATAATAAAAGGCCGATAATGTCAGACCTTCGAGAGTCAGGAGACTTGGAACAGGATGCAGATGTAATTATGTTTCTGTATCGCGAGGAGTATTACAAGGCCGACACTGAAAAAAAGGGTATTGCGGAATTACACCTTGCAAAACAGAGAAATGGTCCTACTGGAACCCTTGAAATGGCATGGGTGAAGGAGCACACGAAGTTTTATAATCTGGAACGCCAGGAGGAAAGAACACTTAAGGTGGTTCCGGACAATGAGCCAGCACCAAAGCGGACTCAGAAACAGAAACCATTTTGGAGTCAGTAAGATTCACGCAGGCTGTCCAGGAAATGTTGGGGGCAAACAGGTTTTAGGGGGTGAAGTGATGCCAAGATTCGTCCGCTCAGAGATAAAATTCACGGCCTACGGAATACCGCAGACAAAAGGCTCTACGAAGGCATTTATCAGGGGCGGGAAGGCCATTATAACCAACGATAACCCCAAGACAAAGGACTGGCATAATATCGTAGCTTGGGCGGCACAGACCAATAGACCACAGGGAGGAATATTTCAGGGCGCTGTGTCGGTGAGGCTGGAATTTTTCTTCTGCCGGCCTAAGTCAGTCAGCGAGAAAAAGAGGCCATGGCACACGGTGAAGCCGGACATTGATAAAATCACGAGGGCCACATTGGATGCGCTGAAAGGAACTGTTTACGCCGATGATAGCCAAGTTGTGCAGCTGATAGTCACCAAGGAGTATGGGCTTGAACCAATGGTAAATGTGGAGGTCAAGAGTGCCTAATAAATAGGGGGTGCGGTATGTTAAAGGCTGATGAACTAAGACACACAAAAACCTGCATAAATGGCAAGTGGGTAATTGCAAAGCCAATACCTCAGAATTTTAGAAGACGTCTGCGGGATGCTATAACGGTATTGAAGGGCAATGCTGAAGCGGTTACGTTTTATAAACAATAGGGGGTGCGCTGATGTTAGCGGCAATGAAAAAACTAACTATTTTTACATGTGTAGCAATAATATTTCTAGCTGGGCTTTATAAAATCCATGAAGAAAACACGAAGGAAGATATATTAAGGATAGAGGCCCAAGTCAACCAACTAACCACCGAACTCCAATCCACAAAGTCAGAAATGATACAACTGGAACTCCGGCAGGCGGTGGCCGAGGACATAAGCGAGAGGGCGGGGTGGAAATGAAAAACGGAAAACGCCCAACCATAAAACAAAGGCAGCTGATTAAAAAATGCGGACTTAACTGCAATAACTGGCTGGTGACGAAGAATTTGCCGAAGGAACTGCATATCACGCATAGGTATACGGGGAATGAGCGGGTTATTAGGTTGGTGGGGTAAATGGTAAAATTGTGCAGTAAAGAGGAGTGATTATATGCAAAGAGATTTTGAGTGGTTAAAGGAATTAAAAGTTGGAGATGAAGTCGCAATAGACATAAGTAGCACCTGGCAGAGGAATGTTTTTAAAATTAGCAAGGTTGAAAAGATTACGCCTACTGGAAGGATAAAACTATCCGATGGCAGCCAATATCAACCAAATGGGAGAAAAATCGGCGAAAGCTATTCCTGTCCTTTAAGACAAATAACGCCTGAAATATTAGAAATAATTGAAAGACGAAATTTGATGAGTAAACTTGAATTTGACAAATTTAAAGGTTTGTTGAGCGTTGAAAGATTAAAGATGTTGCTCCAATGGCAGGAGGAATTAGCAAAGAAGTAGTGCGCAAAATAAAGACACCTCGAATCAACCTTCCCCCGCCAAAGGAGGACAACACCGGTCCGGGGGAGATACAGTAGTAATTCTTGAGAAAGGAGAAAAGTCAGTGTATCGCTATGGCCCCCGGTCTAGTGGAGGGCTGGGGGCTAATTTTTAAAATAACCGCAGGGGCGGTAAAAATAAGGGGGATGAAATGATGTTAAACGGAGCAAGGGCGCATTCAAGCGGTGGGGCGGCAGGATTTCCAGCGGAATGTGTGACACAAGCGGCACCTCCCAGACAACCAGCACTGGACGAGGCTGTAAATGCAATACATGATGAGGTGATGAGGTATTACAATGGGCTTGACGGTCTTATTTGCAGACTTGAAGCACCAAGGCCAAGTAATACCGGTTCCGGCGGTGATAAGGCTGTTCCTGCAACAATCGGGGAAGCATTACAGGACATCTATAACATACTTAGCAATACTAACGAAGCACTACAGTATACGATCAAGCGCATAGACGAGCAAGTTGGCGAACTGAAGCTTTTGCCGTAACCAACACGCCCCGGTCTTAACGGGCCGGGGCAAACAACTGGGGGTGAGGATATGGTATCGCTGGAGTTAGCTAAAAAACTGAAGGATGCCGGGCTGGAGTGGGAGCCTAAGAAGTTTGATTTATATACTGCTGAATTTACAAACGGAAGTAGCGGGATTTTCAGTGTTTTGTATGATGGGCAAAACCTGGAGTCAGTGACCGGAACTGAATTTATTTGGCTCCCCTCTCTCTCGCAGCTCCTGGCAGAGATTGAGGGGCGGGGGTATTGGTGGGACGTAAGTCACGGACTCGTTGATAATGGGGTTAATAAATACAGATTAACGACATCAAAGAAGCATAATACTTCAATCCCTCTAATGATATTTAACTCCGAAACCCCCGAAGATGCCGCCGCCTCTGTCCTACTCTGGATTTTGGAGCGTGAAAAGGATGAGTCAAAATAATATCACTCATTCGCTGGCAATATACAACTCTGGGCGTAGAACTGGGGAAAACATTGCTAAAGTAAGCACCATTGATAAAATCGACCATCTAATCCACGACACCGAGGACTGCCCACTGTACGAGGACGAGGAAAGGGACTGGCTGATAGGAGCATATTACACGGTTAGGAGGTTGGTTAATGACACGGATAAGGATTTTCCCCGGCATCTGGATAAAAATATATCCCCCTGCCAAACCAAGGCCCCGGGAGTTGAGGGCGATTGAGGAAGCGGAGAGGCTACAAGCCAAAATAAAAGGAGGGTTCTATAATGGTACAAACTGTGGTTAAAACTGAATATGTGGGAGAAACTTTAAAATTTGAAAACAGCCTGAGTGAATCTATTTACGAATTTGAAGTTCATGGATTGACACCAGAAAGAAGTTACGAAGATCGGGACGTATATTTTAGATTCTCAGAATCAGGGTGGCTTCGTGGTGAAGATGCCATTGCCCTTGGTCAACTACTTGTCAAGCATGGAACTAATGCGCTTATGGCAAACATGATACAACATCAACACATTCACCATATAAGTAATGTTACAAGGTGGCTTAAAGAGGGACGCATTGAAAAGGTTCACATGAAAATGGTTGACGAGAACCCGGTTAATTACGGCAGGGGATTCAGAACCTATCTTGTTATTCCCCTCTGGAAAAATGGAATGGCCCCGAAATATCAGGAGGACTTTAGTTTTGAAACAGTGATTTATTGGTCTCCGCTCGAAGAAGATTACAAAAAACAGCTGGAAAAATGGGGCGGGAATGTTGTTGTTGATGGTTATGACCGGGAAAAGGAATTGGCAGAATTTAAGTCTCAATGTGAGGATATGAAGATTAGATAAAGAAAACCCCCGGTCACCCAGGGATATGCTCAAAGTTATTATACCACGGGTGGCGAATATGGCAAGGGGGTGGCGGGGTGACTCAACAAGAAGTAAAGGAAGTAAAAAGGTGGCTACACTCAATACCCAGGACTGAACAGGCGATACTTAATTTGGAGTTGGCGATTGAAGACCTGGAAACAAAGCTGGATAATCCACCGTCTTATATTATTTCAGGGGTGGGCAACTATTCGGGGATGTCATATTCAGGGGGTGAGGAAGGAGGAAGTAAGGGGGCATCTTACGCGGAGTGGGTGCAGATGAATGAGGACAGGCTTTCATTTTTGCAGGATACATTGACAAAACACAGGCGCAAGGCTAAACAGTACCGGGACACCATGGAACTCCTTAAAAAGGAGCCAAAATGGGGCTATGAGGCGGGGGAAATAATCAGGAAGAAGTATTATGACAAGGTGAAGCCGGATAGGGCCATTTACACCCTGTTTATATTTTGCGGGGAAAGGACGTTTTATCAGAATCATATCAGAGGCCTGCAGTTCTTTTTTGATGTGCTGCCGGATGTGTTTTTAAAGAAATGCAGTTTTAGTGCAGTAAGTTAGGCGAAAACCATGTTATGCTATTACCGTGGGAGAGTTGGACCACACCTCTCCCTCTATGGGGCTACGGCCCCGAGTATAAAATCCCCATCATAGCACTGCTACGGTGGGTTTTATTTTAGCCCGGGTAAACCCTCACGGGTTCCCGGGAGCCCTTCGGGGAACATGATAATATTCTTCAGCCACGGCCCGGCCAGGCCGTCAAAGACAAGCCAGTGGATCGGTGGACACGTCCCTGCCGTGAAGCTGGCTTTTGTCGAGGCTGAGTTATGAGGGCGTGAATAGATGGCAAACATACTCCCAATTAACGCCATGTACTTGTCATGGTTTCGTGACCGAGGCAAACAGGACCTATATCCGGCCGACATACTGATTTACATAATGATATTGTCCCGGGCAGACTCAGACACCCTGACCTGCTTCCCGTCGATTCAGACCATTTGTGATGATTGCGGGGGCCTTGATAGGAGAGCAGTTTGGGGCAGCCTCAAGAGATTGGAGCAGCTAAAATACATCGAGGTAAAAAAGAGTAGAGGGCGCCCCAATGTTTATTTCATGTCCCATTTTAAGCAATGGAAAAAAGAGCATGGGTAGGTACAAAAATGTACCCCCCAGTAGGTACAAATCTGGACCTACTACCAGGTACAAAATTGTACCTCTAACTGAGACCATTTAACTGAGACCATAACAGAGACCAGTACCTTACAGGTATTGTTGATTTTTTGGTTTTTGGGGAAAAAGAAAACCTCCTGTTTAGGAGGTTACTCTATATTATAACTGACTATATTTGACTTTTTGACTCGCTTAATTATGGATGAGCCTTTCTTATCCCATGTCGCAAAAATCACCACGCCTATGTCATTTGAAATTAGTTCGCCACTATATGTTTTGGGTTTTCCTCTTTCGATGCATGTAAGGGTTACAGTTTTCATCCTCATTCTCCTTTCGGGGTGGGGTTAGTGCCTATTGTTCTATGTAAAGTTTGCGGCGCTTAAGGCCGTGATCGAGGAGATATTTCTGAGCCGCGCGGAACCCTTCGAGGTCAAAACCAAAGTAAATTCGCTGTTTTTTGACAATCATGTAATATCTCATTCTCTTAATCCCCTCTCTGCCGGTGTCCGGCGGTGTGTTAGTTTTTGGATAAGTACTGTTCGATTGCCCTTCGGCAGATTTCAGAGATTGACACTTGCTTACCTGTTTCTAAGGTTTCCTTGGTGGCAATCTCCCGGAGTTGTTTGTGCATATCTTCCGGGAGTTGGATGATGGTGCGGATCATTTTTATCCCCTTCCTGCCTGTATTGGCCCCGGCTGGCCCTTGTGTTATTTTTCAGTGTGTACTGATTTGATACATCAATTCTGAGACATCCTTTATTGTAGCACTATTTAGGTCGTTTGTGGTTAACACGCTCACTATGTACTGTCTGTCATCATCTGTGTAACGCTCTGCAAGACCTCTAAGTTTACATTGCATTCCGTATGTGTCAAAGTCTGTTCCGTGCTTCATAAGTGAGGGTATTTCGCAGATTACAATGGAGCGATTTCCGTTATATGAGCCATAATAAATGCTGTGATTGTCCGGGTCATCTGCCTCATTGACAATAATGTGTAAGGTATGTAAGCAGTGCCAGCGAGCAGATGCGCCGTTTTTATCAAATTCAACTTCCATTTTGTCTCTGATGATTTGAGCTAACCAACTTGTATCTTCTAGTTTTCTTGCGGTTTGTTTTTTCATTTCCAAAACCCCTTTCGTTTGGTTATCTTGATGATATAATAACACGGTATAAACACGGTGTCAATACCATAATTAAAAAATATATGGGGTTTCCCCCATTAATTTATTTGGCCTGTTTTTTTAAGGCTTTGAAGGTATTCTTCCAGGGCCTTAACTCCTATGTCATTCATTTTAACTTTGCCAATCTGGGTTTTATTGAGTTGGTCGGCAGCGAGCTTTAACTGCTCTTTTAACTCCTTGGGGACGTAAAAGGTCACACTTGTTGTACCGGGGCCGATGGCCATATTAAATCACCTCAATATAATATTAGCATGGTGTTAATACTGTGTCAAGGTTGTAAAGTTTTTGAAATTATTTTTAAAGGAGCTGGGCGGGATGGCAGGTAGACCAAGTAAATACAAAACTGAATACGCCGAACAGGCTTATAAACTGTGTTTGCTTGGTGCTACCGATGCTGAGATAGCTGACTTTTTTGAGGTAGACGAAGCAACTGTTAACAGGTGGAAAAATGACTACCCCGAATTTTGCGAGTCCATAAAAAGGGGTAAGACACCAGCAGACGCAGAGGTAGCCGCAAGCCTGTATAAGAGAGCTACGGGGTACAAGGTAAACACCGTTAAGGTTTTCCAGTTCCAGGGCGAACCGGTCATTGTTCCGGTGGTGGAGGAAATTGCCCCAGATACCGGCGCAGCCATGGCATGGCTAAAGAACAGGCGTAAGCAGAATTGGAGAGATAAGCAGGATGTTGACTTAAATATTAAAGAAATGCCCGAGATAATCATTAAGAGGTCGGAATAATGTCCATGGTTGAAGTTGAAGTATTACCGATTTACTTTGACTATGTTCTTGGCAAGAAATACCCGGTTGTAATAATGGTCGGCGGTCGTAATTCTGGTAAATCGTTCTTCATGGAACAACTAGCGGTTATGAATCTTAATAATAAAAAGAATTATAAGCTGCTTATCGTGGAAGATGTTGAAACCAACATAGGTGAGGGCGTAAAGAATGGCATCGAGCAGAGGGCCGAAGAGTTTGGATTAGAAAAATTCTTTAGCAGTACAAAAGTCCCCCCCGAGATAACGCATAAGATCACAGATAATAAAGTTATTTTTAAAGGGTATCATTCAGACGCGCAGCAGAAACAGGTAAAGTCTTTAAACGAAGTAACCGCTTGCTGGTATGAAGAGGGAGAAAATATAACCTATAAGCAGTTTAAAGCATTGAGGATGCAATTAAGAGGCGGCAAAGAGGTTGACCGTCAGTTATTTATTACAATGAACCCGATCATATCAGATGGGTATATAAACCAAGAATTTTTTACGAAGCCGCCCGACAAGGTTTATGAATGGTTTAAGGATGGAAGGCCAAGAGTATTCGAGTGCAACATTGTTGTTGAAACGGAGAACGACAACGGAGAAACAGAAATAATCACTCTTGTTTGTTTGGTTGTCGTATCTACCTACAAAGACAATAAGTATCTCACGCCAGAACAAAGGGCAGATATAGAAGAGTTAAAACAGACTGACCCTGAGCTTTACGAAATGCTTGGAGAAGGTAAATTTGTTAAGCCAGCGGGAACATACTTCAAGGAGTTTTCATTGGGGATACACACAATAGAACCCTTTGTTATTCCCCAGGATTGGCGGCGGTATATCGCCATAGACTACGGCCTTGACATGCTGGCGGCATACTGGATAGCGGTAGACAATCACCAAAAGGCCTATGTTTACAAAGAGGTGTACAAATCTGATCTAATCATTTCCGATGCAGCGAAGGAGATTAAACGAGTCAACGGGGATGATAAGATATATCAGCGGCTGGCACCGCCTGACCTCTGGAACCGGAGGCAGGAAACCGGCAAGAGCGCAGCTGATTTGTTCCGCGAAAATGGCGTAAGTTTGGTTAAGGCCAATAATAATAGGGTGCAAGGATGGTACAACCTTAAAGAGTGGTTAAAACCCTACGATGATGAGCAGTGGATTAAAACCGCAAGCCTGGTTATATTAAAAGGTCATTGTCCCAACCTAGTTCGAACACTGCCGCAACTCCAACGAGATGAGAAAGACCCGAACGACGTAGCGACTGAACCGCACGAATTAACCCATGCTCCTGACGCTATACGTTATTTTATTGCGGGTAGGCCGCGACCTCAGATGCAACAACAGCCACAGCCGCATTATAACTTCCCATCAGAGCGGCCAAAGCCTAGCGCAATGGGTGGGACAGTGACAGAGAGCTTTTTTAAGGGAGGGTATTAAATGCAAACAGTCATAATCAGCACAGGACTAGCAATAGTCCTTTTTTTATGCCTTTACCTTGGCTTCCGTACCGGCCTCCGCCTGGGTATGCAGACGGCAAAGGGCAATGTACCGCCGAAATTGGCCCCGGTCAAGGCCGTCAAAGAGGCCGTTATACCTCCCAAGCCTGACCCGGCCACAGCTGAGCTAATAAAGGGCCATACCAACATGATGGCCTATGATGGATTCTTGCCGGAAGAAAGAAGGTGACACGTTGGACGAGCAGACCCAAACAAAAGACTGGCAGCTATACAAGGACGGGATTGATTATAAATCCAGCCTTAACCTATTCGCCACCACCAACCGAAATGAACGGTTTTATGCCGGTCACCACTGGGACGGGGTTGACACCGGGGGACTGCCGCAGGTTAGGCTGAACGCCGTCAAGCGTATTGTCAACTGGAAGGTCAGTCAGATCATATCCGACATGCTCACGATGCAGTTTTCAGCGGAGAACTCTGCCAATTACGACCCCAACGACCCGGATAAGATTGCCATGCTGCAGGAAGTGGCAAGGCTGCTGTCGGACTACTCAAAAACGGTGGACGAAAACTTAAAACAGTCCACTTTTGATGAGCAGGCCATATTAGATGCTGCCCTCTCAGGTGACGGCATACTCTACTACCCTTGGGATGAGACAATAGATGCCGGGGTTAACGAGTTTGGCGCACAAATAATGGGGGATATATCCGTTGAGGTAATCGACAATGTAAACTATTTCCCCGGCAACACATCAGACCCCCGGCCAAACGACAAAAAAGGGCCAGTACAGCCGTACATAATCCTATCCTTTCGCAAGTTGGTCAAAGAGGTGCAAGCGGAGGCCAAGCGCAATAAAGTCCCGCAAGAGGAAATCAACAAAATCACCGGCGATTCTGACACCCAATACAGGGCTGGCGACATGGCTAAAAAGGAGCCCAACAAAGATACCGCTGGTGGATTCTGCACGGTCCTCTTAAAGATGTGGACCAAGACAAAGGAGATACCCAAAACCGACCCCGCAGGGTTTCCGATGATGGACCAGGCGGGCAAGCAGCTTATGGATAGAGTGACAACCATATGGGCCAGGAAATCCACTGAGAGAGCCATTATCCGCAAGGATTGGGACACCGGCCTGCACCGCTACCCTGTAGCCTCCATGCAATGGATACCCCGGAAGAATAGCTGCCACGGTGAGGCCGAGGCGACCGAGTTAATCCCGAACAATATAGCCATAAATAAGCTTATGGCGACCATGATACTGTGGACGATGCTTAATGCCTATCCCAAGCCTGTATATGATTCCAGCCGGATTCCGGCATGGTCAAACGATATCACAAAGGCTATCCCCGTTGATGGCGACATAACAGGGGCAGCGCAATATCTCCAGCCTGCCGGACTGCCTGCCAGTGTGCAAGCCTTGTTCGAGTTGCTGGTGCAGACCACAAAGGATATGGCCGGGGCAAATGAGACAGCCCTTGGAGATAACTCTATTACCAAGACCGCAGCCGGGATTATTGCCCTTACGAAAAACTCACAAATGCCATTGGGCATGAACAGGCGTAGGTACGCGCAGTTTAAAGAGGATCAGGGTCTTATCTGGCTGGATTATTGGTTAACCAAATTTAGCGTCCCCAGGATGCTGACGGTTGAGCGCACCAACCCGGAGACAAGGCAGGAAGAGGTCGTACAGATACCCTTTGATGGGAGCCAGTACAATCAGACAACTTTCAGCCTGAAGATTGACGTGGGGGCCTCCACTCAATGGTCGGAGATCGCCAGTATTCAGACCCTGGATGCCCTGTTAGATAAGCAATTAATTACCTTCAGGCAGTACCTGGAGCGCATTTACAACGGCCTAATCCCCGACAAAGAGGGACTTATAGACGAGGTTGAGCAGCAGGAGCAGGGAGCGCGGGAGCAAGAAATGATGGAGGCTTTTGAGCAGTTTGTCGGTCAGTTGTCTCCCGAGTTACAGGAGGCGATTGCAAGGGAATCTCAAATGATGGTGGGAGGTGGTATGGGTGGCGGAGGACAACCAGCCGTTGGTATGTAGTTGCGGTAATGATCTAAAGCCCACTAATTTACGGTTTAAGTCTGATATAGGCAGCGAAGAGGTGTATATTCTTCAAGATATGTTTTGCAATAATCCAAAATGTGGCAACTACTGCGGCGATCCAATATCAAAAATAGTTTATACGCGCAGAACAACGCCTTAAAGGAGGCCCTATGAAAGTCTTAATCTGCATCCCATACACCGGTTATGTCGCACCCCAGGCCGCTTATTCCCTTATCCCTATGGCTTGCCATGCACGGAACAAGGGGGTAAGCGTTGATATGCTACCCATTGGGTTAAGCCTGGTCTACACCGCCCGAGAGGAAGCGGCAAAAGCGTTTCTTCAGGGAGGATATGATGCCCTGTTATTCGTTGACAGTGATATGGTTGTGCCGGTTGACCTGTTGACCAGGCTTATAGATGCCGACAAGGACATAGTTTCCGCACTGGCCTTTAAGCGTACGCCGGGATATGAGCCCTGCATATTCAAGACATGCAATGAGCAGGATGCAAAGTTCTATCTTGACTACCCCAAAGGCTTGACCGAGATCGAGGGCGTTGGCATGGCCTGCACATTGATAAAGCGCAAGGTATTTGAGACAGTACCGAAACCCTGGTTTTTCCCGCACAAGATACTTGGAGAGGATTTATCATTCTGTGTCCGGGCCCGGGGAGCAGGGTTTAAAATATTCTGCGATACAACCTTGATATGTGGCCATTGCAATGTGGAGACGATAGGGGAGGCGCATTATGTTAATTGGCGCAATGCTGGTCAGAAATGAGGCTGGAAGATGGCTTGAAACTGTACTTCAACAGATGACTATGGTATGTGACATAATCATCATTGTAGACGATTGCAGTACAGACGAAACACCAGAGATATGTAAAAAGTACGGTGAAGTCTTTTACTCTGACCGCAGCTACTGGGGCACAAACGAACTGAGGCAGAGGAAATTCCTGTGGCATTTAGCTGTAGGCGAAGCAAAAGAGGGCGACTGGATTCTCTGCCTGGATGCAGATGAAACATTTGACCGTCCCGACCTGATCCGAGATTACATACAGAAGGCAGAAGCCGTCAAGTGTAACAGTTTAGCCTTTCCACTCTACGATATGTGGGACGAAACCCATTACCGGGACGATCACTATTGGCAGGCTCACAATGGAGTCTGGCCTTTCTGTGTGAAGCATGAGGACATTGACTACTTCTGGAAGGAAACGCCCCTGCATTGCGGACGCTTCCCGATGAATGCCGGAGTAAGAATTGCATCATGCCCGGTCAGAATCCAACATTGGGGATGGGCAAGGCCGGAGGACCGGCAGGAGAAATATGAGCGGTATATGAGGGCAGACCCGGAAGGGAAAAGCGGGTGTCTGAATCAGTATCAGAGCATACTCGACCCAAGTCCTGTGCTCAGGAGGTTTACTGATGTATGACGTGAGCGTGACCTGTAATCCATATGCCAATATATCTGGACACATGGGGAATGACAGGTTCTTCCCGCCCATGCCCGAGGAAGAATACAACCGGTGCGGCGAATTTAACGCCCGGCAGGTGATAGAGGGATTTAGAAAGAGATCCCAAAAACCGACAGACATAATCGTTGACTGGGGTTGCGGTAATCTGAGGATAGGTAGGGTCTTGTCAAAGGAATGTAAGCAGTATACCGGAGTTGATATTTCGCCCATTGTCTTAGATGCGGCCAAAGCCAAGGCCAGCGAGTACAGCCTGGTCAATGTCAGCTTTATACTGGCAAGCGAATTTGACAAGGAAAACTACTGCGATTTGGCTATCTGCTTCCAGGTGGTGCAACACAACCCGTACAATGAGCAGATAAACATTATACAAAAAATTAAAAAGGCGCTAAAACCCGGCGGGTGGGCGTGTATCCACTTGCCAAAACTGGAAAATAAGCCAGACTACAAAAACTATGAGACCTGTATGTGTTTTACCCGGTCCCAGGCGTTGGAGTTGGGCGGCTATTTCTCAAAATGCGAACTTGACGAGAATCTCCTACTGGAAGGCTGGCTTGATTATTACATGTGGGTGCAAAAGGAGGATTGACCTTGGACAACGCCTATTTCACCACCAACGACGAAAAAAGCAATAAAATATATGATTTTACCATCCCCGAAGTGTGGTGGAGCCGACTATATGAATACATATGGGCCAAGCGCCTTATAAAGCCGGGAGAAACCGTCCTTGATGCCGGGAGCGGACCGAATTATCCGTTTCAGTACGAGCTTGCAGAGAACGGCTGTAAAGTTTATAGCATAGACATTAACCCCGACCTACTCAAGAGCAAGCCGCACCCGAATATCAGCCATATCGTTGCCAGCATCGACAACATTCCGCTGTGCAACTGTAAGGTAGACACAATCTACTGCATTAGCGTGTTGGAACACCTGCCATATGACACGGTTAAAAGGGTATTCGGGGAGTTTTACCGGGTGCTGAAGCCGGACGGCCGCCTTGTGCTGACCCTGGACACAACCATGGACGGGCGGTATTCATGCATCAGGAGGCCGGAAGAGTTGTTTGGCATAGCGGAGGGATTCAAGTATGGAGAATATCAGAGAGACCCGCCCCCGGATGCCATACGAAATGATGAGTGCGGGTTATACTGCTACCATGCTGTTATGGTAAAGGAGGGCATATGAAAGTTCTAATCGCGGCGCCCGTCCGACAAAGCCCGGAGATATTCCGGGAATATCTGAAGTCACTGCAAAACCTTGAAAAGCCTTGTCAATGCGACAGGCTTTTTATTTTACACAACAGCCCGGAGTTGATACCGCTGATTAAGGCACACCCGGAGCCGTGCATGTTTTCGGAATACAAGACAAGCGATGAGTACAAGAGCGACGGCAACCGGCACCTGTGGACTTCGCAGCTAGTCGCGAACATTATCAAGATGAAAAACGGGATCGCCAAATTCGCGTTGGATAACGGGTATGATTATATCTTTTTTGTAGATACCGACTTGATACTGCACCCAAAAACTTTGGTCCAGCTCCTGGAAACCAAGAAGGATATTGTTGCCGAAATCTTTTGGACACGTTGGGACAAGGACGGCCAGCCGTTACCTAACTGCTGGATGTTCGACAGCTATTCCGGCGTTGATTATGCTCACATAGCGGAATGGTTAAGGCCGGGAACTTATGAGGTGGGGCAGACCGGGGCCTGTATTCTCCTACACAGGAGCGTATTTGAGCGTGGCGTATGCTACGACGATATTTACAACCTGGGGTTTGACGGAGAGGACAGGTTCTTTTGCGTTCGGGCGGCTTGTGCCGGCTACAAGATATGGATTGACACGCATTACCCAGCGGTGCACCTATACCGGCCGGAACTGTACCAGAAATACATGAAAAAGGGAGGGTATGAGGCCGCTTTTGAAGCGGGGTGACGATAAGAAAACCTACCACAAGCCCTTCGGGGCTTTTTTGATGCCCTGAACATGGCATAAAACTGTTTAAATTAACGCCCAACCATAGGCGAAAGGATGATTATTAATGCTATTTGACATGTTCATGCAACCATACATGGACGCAGACGACGGAGTGAATTTAGGCGGCGGGGGAGAGTTTTCCCTGGCCCCGGAACCAAACCCAACGCCGGACCCGACACCCGAACCACAGGGGGGGAATGACCCGGCACCAGAACCGACCCCGGAACCGCAAAAGATTAAGGTAAAATACAACCACCAAGAACTGGAACTACCTTACGAAGAAGCGGTTCAGCATATCCAAAAGGGTATGAATTACGACAAAGCCATTGAAAGAACCAAGCAAGAGGCCGCCCAGCAAGCCCGTGACGCTTACATTGCCGAACAGGGCTATACCTGGAATGGCAAACCGATTACTACCGAAGCCGAGTACAAAGAGGCATTGCGGGAAAAAGAAATTTACGACCGCTACCAGGCTCAAGGCTTGCCGGAAGATGTTATTCAAAAACTCGCCAAGATAGACAAAATCGAAAGTGAGTGGGAGAACAGCAAGCGGACACGTGAAGAAGCAGACCGCAAGGCCCAAGGGGAAAAAGACTTCACTGATAGGCGCAATTCCATGTATGAGGAATTCCTGACCGAGTTCTCGGACTACACCACAGAGGAAAAAATGGCCACCATCCCCAAAGAGGTATGGGCTGACGCTCAAAAGTGGCTGCAATCCGGGGGCAGAGAAGGGCGCAGGCTGGCCGACGCACTGACCAAGTACAACTGGAAGCAGAGCATGGCCCAGCAACAGGCAAATGATGCCAACCAGGCCAACGCTGACACCTCAACAGGGAGCGCCAAGGGCCAGGGCAAGTCAGGGACATTCTTCACCCGGGACCAAGTGGCTCAAATGAGCCGCGAGGAAATCAGATCCAATTATGCGGCAATCAAAGAGTCGGAGAAGCGCTGGAAATAAACCAGTGTTTTATTTTTGAAAGGAGCGTGACCATAAGTGGGCGCAAAAAATTTCATCCCCATGCTATGGGCTGAGGACGTGCTCAAAGAGCGCGACAAGGTGCTTATAGGTGTCAAGCACTGCAACACGGATTATGAGGGCGAAATTAAACAGAAAGGTGATCAGGTAAAAATACTAACCGTTGGCCCGGTGTATACCAAAGACTACACCCGCAATACTGATATTGATGATCCTGATCTCGGGACTTCGGCGGCTCAATATTTAGTTATCGACCAGGCCAAGTATGCGCACATCTATTTTGATGACCTGGACGCCGCCCAGACTCGTAAAGGATTCTGGGAAGAGCAGAAGCGGCAGATGGGCATTGCCATGGCCGGCGATCTGGACACCTTTGTGTTTGCCAAATACACCGATGCCGGTAAGCAGATTACCCAGGCTTCGCTGACCACGGCCAACATATTCAGCACCATTGCTTTGGCAGCGGAGTATTTCAAGACCGTGAACGTGCCCGAGGGCACCACCAAGTACCTTGAGGTATCTCCAGCCATTGCGACCAAGATTATCCTGGCCAAGATCATCCGCGGTACCGACAATGACAAGCGGATTGAGAACGGCTACCTTGGCAACCTGCTTGGATTCGACCTGTACGAGTCCAACAACGTTGTTGTGAACGGTTCCGCTTACGAGTGTTTGGCCCGTACCAAGGCCGCTGTATCATTCGCTGAGCAGATAACGGAAACCAAGGCCTACGAACCCCAAAAGAGGTTTGGCGATGCTGTCAAGTCTCTGCAGGTGTGGGGCGGCAAGGTTGTCCGGCCGAAGGAACTCGTCAGGCTGACTTTGACACCAGCTGCCGAATCCACTATATAAGGAGGTGTAAATAATGAGTGATTATACTGCATCTGTGGCGGCTTTCAATGACGACGTAGCCCTGACCCTTACGGCAATGGATTCGTCCGTTACCGTTGATGTCAGTGATGTTGGAGACGAGAGGGTTTTGC